ATTGCGCTCGTGCTAATCCAGCGGGTAGAGGTGATAGCAAAGAAAAGGCGGCGGGTGTTGTCGGCCATTGTAATGGCTGCGTTTGTCCCCGCATCGTTGATGTTAGAGCCGGAGTCTGGGAAGATGTTGAGGGTAGCGCCAGACTCGTTGATGATCATGAACTGCTTAAATAGGTGTGACGCAGCCGTAGGCAGTCTAAGTGAGTCGGCTGAGGCGCCAGTGGCCGTGGTGACCATGGTGATAAGTTTTGTAACCGCAGCGGCTGCAACTTGGGTTGTGCCAGTAGCTGAGAAGGTTGCTGCCCCAGACACCACCACTCCATAGCCATCGCGGGCAAACACTAGGTTTCCGCCGTTAGTTGCGTTGACTGCAATGTCGCCGTCAGTCTCGATCTCAAGGCGCTCTAGGTTATTGGTTAGCACTTTGAGGGTGTGCGATGAGACCGTACCAATAGACTGATTACCCCCGGAAACAAATACGTTCTGAGCGTATAGATTAAGAAGGTTCTTTGAGGACGTTCCAATAGAGCGGGCGAGGTCGGCTTCTGGGTTCAGGTTGAATGAGTTAGATGAATCGAAGCGCCACCTAACTGTGCCATCCAGGGAGATGGGCATGTCTGTCGAAACAACGGCATCGATCCCGTTGGCCTTGAAGCGCAGGCCCTCAACCTTAACACCGGCTGATGCTGTCTTGGAGACTATTGTGTCAACCTTAATGTCGACTGTGTTTTTGGGCTGAATGGCCATGGTTATTTAGTCCAATAAGACGGGTGCATTTTAATTGCCGAACGCTTGCGGCGCCCATGGAGGAATAGGTCGAGCTGCTCAATCTGGGGGTTGAGTGAGGCAAGTACCGTGTGGGGATCTATGATTTGATCGGGCTCCCTGATCCACTCCTTGAGGATCAATGTAGCGCCGTTTACGAGGGTGTACTGAAACTCGTTGGGAATCTCTGGGGTCGTGCCGGATGCATATGCGGCTGGCTCTTTCATGTAATAAAAAGTCAGAACATTACCCACAGCTATTGGGTCTATGATCAGGTTGTCGCTGGCGTCTATGGTATACGCATACTCAGGGCGTAGGTCTTCATTGCCCGAGTCGTAAAGCGACACTCGCCCGCGACCTACGGAAAAGGATTTTTGCTCCAGGTAGTGCATGTGCTCCAGGTAGTCGTAGATCTGGCCTGGGGCTTCTGAAGTTGAGGTGCGGCGGATAAAGAGGCGGTTGGGCGTGGAGTAATCTGTGGCGTTAAGCTTACCGGCGTCGGTGATGGAAATAGAGCCGGTTGTGATGTCGCCCGCTACTACAGTATATGTTTTACTGGTGCGAAGCTTAGGAAGCTCTGTGCGGGATGAGATATATTTTACGCACGTTCTTAGGGCATACTCGACAACTGTGCCGGCGTCAGTAGATCCAACGTGATCGCAGTTGACGAGGACTTCTGTTTTTAGTGTGTTGTAAGTTGCCATGTGTGGGAAAAGAAGCCCGCCAGGGGTGAGCCTGGACGGGCCGTTTAATTAAACAATGCGGGGCTTGCTGCCGGGATGGTCGAGATCAAGGGAGATCTGAACATCCGACGAGGCTCCACCGGCAGTCGCCTGGCGCAACTTAAGGAAAGTCGGCGTGGCGTTTGAGTTGGTGAAGGTAATGGGGCCGTTCGAAAACGACACTTCATTAATCGCATTTGCAGCACCTGACATGCTAACTACTGCTAGAATGGCATCGCTAACATTTACAAGTTCCACTTCGGAGCCGGCGGCTCCCGTGGTGTCAATCATGGCGCGAAGGCCATAGATATCAATTTCAGTTTTGGCCGGAATGAAGATGTGCAAAAGGTCCTGATTGTCGGACGCATTAGCAGATCGCACACTCACGGTCTGTTTCTTATCGTATCCCATAAATTCTCCAAAGAGGGGGCATTTCTGCCCCCGTCTAATTATGCAGCGCTGTCTACTTTAATGACGTGTTCTTTGCTATGAAGAGTCTGAGAGAGCATCTTCACCCAAGCCATCTTTCCAAGGTAACCGAGCTTAACCTTACGGCCAAGATCTCGGTCCTCAGCACGCATCTCCCAAGGCGTTGCAACCTCGTGAACAACTGCGTCAGCACCAATGAGGAATGTCTCATCGAGAAGTGCGCCAGCACCAGTCGCTCCGCCGCCGACCTTAGCCACCTTCTGGGTGTCTCGGATGATGCGGCACTTGCCAATACGACCAACTTCGCCGTTAAGCGCGGCGCGGCCAGAATCCTCTTTAAGGAGGTTGGTCACGGTCGAGTCATAGCAAAGCGCGTCTGCTGAATCTACGCCGGTAACGACCGCATAGGACTCTCCGTCAAAGAACGGGATCAGTCGCTTTTCGGCCTGGCGTACAAGGAAGCGCAGGTTTTCAAGATCAAGCTGCTGGTTAGCAACTGAGGTGAGGGTGTTGTTGGTTACAAACTCATCGGCAGTCGCGTTAAACGTTGCAAGCCAGTGGGTCTCACTGAAGGCATCGTAAGCCTGTCCGTTCTCAAGGCGCTTCATGTCGCGAACCATGGCCTGGATCAGGTCAGATTCTGCGTCAAGGCGAGAGAGATCTTGCAGCTTCTCAGTTAGCTCAATAGCATTACCGAACTCTGCGATGGTGTATGTTCCCTTGATGGGCGTGATGGACGTAGTAGGAACTTCGTCGGTCTCGCTCAGCTCTCCACCTGCCGTGGTTACGTCAGGATAGTAGGTGTACTGTACGGTGTCTCCGCGCTCACGACCAAGTGCTCCGCCGGTTGGGGCGTTGCAAAGCTGGGCAAACCCAAGCATGTCAAGAGCGGCGTGGCGGACATATTCCGACAGCTCGTTTACGTTAATGAGGGAAGCGTAACTTCCCCATGTTTGTGACATATATTATCTCCGTTAGGTTTTGCGGACCTTGAAGGACTTCATCTTTTCTTTATAGCCCTTTAAGTAATCCGCCGTGGACTTCGCAGGATCAACCCTGGCAGAGTCTTTTCCTGATCCTGATGAATGGGCTCCCACGGACGGGATGCCGGCACCTCGAAGCCTACGGTCTTCAGCGATCTCATCGACCGATTGTAAACCTAGCTTCTTGGCAACTTCTTCAAGGCCCCTTGTGGTGGCCTCTTTTACACTCAGGCCGGCTTGTAGATGCGAACGAATTTTCGCCTCCACGTAGTCCGAGTGCTGTTGCAAATCTGGGTACTTTTCTATGATGGGGGCGGCTGAGCGCTGCAACTCATCATTAAAGCTTTTTTCTTTAGCGCTATCTTCTCGGCTCTTTTGAAGGGTAGCGTCCTGTAGGGCCTTAAGCACCCCCACTGGATCTTCGACGAAGGCCTGAAGAACCGGATGGGCCGACTTCTTCTCCTCCTCGCCAGCCATCGCCTTAAACGCGGCCTTAAGTTTCTTGTCCGCAATTTCTGCGGCCTTACTTTCTGCGACTTTATTAACTGCGTCCATATCAACCTCAGCTTTTGGGGCTGGGGCTACTGGGGCGGCGGGCGCCTTTTCGGCTCCTTCTGCGGCATCACTCATTTGCTTTCTCCGATATGTTTTTGACTAGTTCCATGGCAGCCCTCTCTCGGCGGTCAAGGCAGCTAGTTATTCGATCCGAAATTTGTCGAAGCACCATATAGGCACCTCTGGCTTTGGCGTTTTTGATGGGGTCGTCTTCGTCGGCCATTAGTGCCGTGGCAGCCTCCATCTCGTCTCGCATCCACTGGCCAAGCGTCTCACGATAGTGTACGTCGTTTACTAAGTGGTAAACGCGATCTGCTTCTATAAGTCTAGGCGACGGTTTGCCGGCTGACTCACTTGATTGTTGTTTCATATCTATTGAACCGGGGGCTCACCACCACCGCCCTGCTGCTGTTGCATTGCCTGCATCTGCATTAGCGCCTGTTGGTGCATTTGCATGTGCTGTTGTAGCGCTGGGGTCGTAAACTGAGACTGTGCGATAGGGCCGTGAATCTGCATGTGCATTTCGTGGTTATCGTTCGGTCCTGGAATGACCATGGTGTTCTGCATGAGCACTGCGTTTTCTGACACAATTCTTGCAGACTCACTTTCGCCAATGATAAGCAGGCGGTCGGTGTCAAGATCCATTAGGCGCGTCCAGTCCTTAATAAGCTCAGGCCAGTTGACCATAGAGTTAAGGAGTGGGTTGGCCGAGGCAATCTGGAGGAACTCGTTGAGGCGCGAGATCTTTTCCTTCTTGTCCTGGTTGGCTGAGAAGCCGTCGATGGTGAAGCTGAAGTAGCTCTGGATGATTTCAAGGCGGTCAGCCTCCGAGAGAGAGAGCATGGCCTGTAGCTCCTCCTCATCAAACAGTGCGCGGACTTCATAGTTGCTCTGAATCTCAGAGATACCGAACTGGAGTATGCGGGCTAGGCACTTCTGGAGAACCGGCACGAGGAAGTTTTCCTCTAGGTCCAGGGCCATGATGTTTAGATTTGACTGGGCGCCCTGAACGCGCTGGTTGACCTCTGCGGCGCTCGTGCGGCTGCGAAGGTTGGGGCCGGACGATACCGCGTCCATGTTGCCGGTTTGATCGTCTATGGCTGCGCGGAGCACTTCGTTAATTGGCGCAACCTGGTTCTCGGTGTTGGAGGTGAGGCTCATGCGCTCAAACGCATCGCGGGGCTTTTCTCTGACCTCAATAACCTTACCAGGGTAAATGCCCTCGTCTAAGGAGTTTTTGTCAATAAGCGCGTTGCGATTGACTACGTTTAAGCCGCCCACATTCAAGCGCCATGTGTCGCACTGTAGGTGAAGATTTGAGTCAAACTGCTGCTGAAGCTGGCGGGCGTTATCGCCAATACCGGCGCCCGTTGGTCTAAATGGAACTTGCCGGACCGCTGCTGCAACGATTGGGGTCTTATGTCCTGGGGGTTCCCAATATGGATAGTCGCCCTCTTTCAGGATTACGCTCTTGTTGGCAATAAGACAGAAGTAGGCATCCTTGACGATCTCGCCTTCTTCGATCTGCGGGCCGTAGTAGGCGGTAAGCGTAACCATATCGACGCGCTGGGCGTCTTGGTTGATGTTCTTGTATCTGGCGTTTGCGATCCCCCAGCGCTGGTCGGGGGCGGAGGGCGGTATACGCTTAATGGCTGCTTTAGAGATGTAGCCGTGGCGAGCCATTTGCTTTAGCTCGGTCATTGAGACTTGGTACTCAAATGCCATCCAGTGCGAATCGGCCATGTATGCGGCTGAGGGCTCGAAATAGAAGAACTGGGGCATTGGCTCTTGGAAATCCAGGCAGCCATATTGGACGTATTGCTTGATCTTGCGGGGGGCTGGCGCGTCCTCACCTTGCGCCTCGGCTACGAGCTTATCGATCTCCATTGAGATCTGTTCGGCCAGGTCTACCTCTGCAAGTGCGTCGGTGGACTCGGGGTTTGCTACGATACCTTGGCGGGCGACCTGCTCTTTGCGGCGCTCCTCTCTGGTCTTCTCTAGTACCCACTCTGGGTTGAGGACCATCTTCTTCTTATAGCCAACGTGGATAACGCCCATGGAAATGAGCGACTGCATGAAGAAGGTGCCGGCGTGGCGTTTGAAATTTGCTGCCTCAAGGTGGTAATCCATGAGGGTTTTGAGCGGCTTCTTGAGGAATAGCGCTTTCTGGTTTCTGGGGTTCTTGACGGTCATGTCCCACCAGTCTGGTTGGTTTACCAGGGTGTTGACCATGTGGCCTTGGGCGGCGCGGATTGACTTGCCGAAGTTGTTGACAGAGAAGTCCGATTGCCAGTCCTCCTTGCCGGGGAACTGGGATCCGCTGACAAACATGGTATGGTTAGCTTCCCACACCTTGCGGATATCGGAAGTGTCAGACTCGCACTTATTGATCTTATCGAAGATGGCGCGGGTCTTTCTGGCTTCTGCGTCCGACTGCTTGCCAGTTTTTGAAACTATTTCGTTCTTCACGTATGAACCTTAAAGGGCCGGGGTTGCCCCCGGCTTGTAATGCTTACTTCCCGCCCTTGACAACCGTTGGGCTGTTAGGGAAAGACTGCACACGCGATCCACCTGTGATCTTGGTACCCTCAATCACAATCTGGTGCGCAGCAGGCTTAGAGGGAATCGGCATCGTCTTGCTATTTACGAGCGTCTTCTTTTTCATAAGATCCTGTTAATAATTCACTGCGAAGTTACGTTTTTTCTGCCTAGGCGTAGTGCGCCCATCTTCGGGACTCCACTTACGGAAAAATGCTATGAGCCGGTCGGCTAATGCCGTGGCTGCGGATATCTGGAATCGGTCGTAGTCTAAGATCCAGTAGTTCCGCTTGGAGTCGACGGCGACTGCCATCACGACAGTCCAGTCTGATTTCACCTTCTCGGTGAACGCCAGGTCGGCTCCGATGTATACGTCCATGGTGCGCATGTCTTCAGCGGGGAATGAGCCGGCGCACACATCTGAGATGATCATTGATAAGCAGTCCACGATGTCGTCGTGTTTGGCTACTCCGAGACGGCGAATCTCGTAGCCGAGACCTTCGCTATCACCTGGGTCACCTATCATCCACTGCTGAGCAAATAACCTGCCCTCGCGGATAGTGGGTTCAAGGGTGGCCCGCATGGTATCTTCTTTACCCTTGCCGCGTGTGACTTGACGCTTACCAACCTCCTGAAGCGGGATATCGAACTTCATCGAATCACACTTCTCTCGAACGAGGCCGGAGATGAGTCCGCCGCCGCCGAGGATTTCTATACCGAATGATCTGATCTCACCGAGGCGGTCCGCAATTTTTGCGGTGCTGGGATCGTAGATGTTTACGTCGCCAACCTTAATGTCCTGCCGTTCTTCTGGTGCTGGGTCGTTACGCATCTGAGCATCGAAGAAGGCGCCCATACCACCCTCTGACTTGGGGGCCTTGAGTGCCATTAGGCTTTCGTGTGAGTAGCCGCTTTCTACCTGGGAGTTCCAGCGCTTCTTGAGCGGGTAGATGGGGGCCTTTCTGGGGTTATCGTCCTCGAAGCAGGAGAGGACCATTGTCTCGAACTTACCTTGCCGGCCACGAAGCTTGCCTTCGATTATCTTGCCGTAGGGGTCTCCGTCATCCCAGCGTGTTCCCGTTAAGTTGATAACGCCCTGGGGGGAGAGAACGAGCTTGCACTCGTTAATAAATCTTTCCGCTAAGGCCCATCCAGCTTCGTTGTTATTCGAGAGCACAACTGAGTCGTCGATGAAGATTTCGTCAGGGTGCTTTCCGGTCGGGTTCCCACGGAGACTAAGAGGAAAAAATGTCGGGTCAACACGCGGACGCCGATTCGGCAGTGTATACCCGTCCTTGCCCCACCTCTCAACGTCCTGCATCGACTGCGGAAGAATGTCAGGAAACGCCTTGAGGAGGTAGTCATTGGAGATCAGTTCCTTGCCGACCATGGCGCAGAAATCGCTGGCCAAGTCTTCTGTCGCGGAGCTATACATCAGCGACGTGTTGGGATTGTTTAATACTTTATGTATGATTCTACTAGCGGAGGTCAGGGTCTTGCCGTGTCCTCGGGGAATGAAAACTGCTGTGTCCTTGCCGGCGTTGCGCTCGTAGAAGCCAAGAAGATGTTCGCCGTGAAGGTCCTCATCCATCCAGTGGTATTGGAGAACCACGCGGGTGATGAACCAGGGAGACTTGAGGCAGAGGTTTCTAACTCCACGCCAGTATGCGGCATCGCCCTGTTCTTTGCGAATTTCGGCTAGGCTATGAGACCAGGCGCGTACTTGAGCATCGGGGGAGAGCTTTAATGCCACGGATCCTGAGTGCTGCTTTTCTAGCGGCGCAGCGATTGATCTGCTGGCGTGCTAGTGGGTTAAACTGAAAGCCAGTGCCGGCTACGAAGCAGGTACCAGCCGAGGGGTGCATGATATTGCAGTTAGAGCTGTCATGTTCTGCCCCGAGGTTATGTCCTATCTCGTGAGCTATAATGCCGGCTGTCATGTTAAGTCTGGGCTCGCCGGTAGGAAACCTACGGGCTATGCCATTGCCGGATGAGAAATTTGTGTAGGCCGCGTTGGTGCAGATACCGACTGCGAAGCCGCCCTGATAGCTCTGGCCGTTCTGGAACATCGGGGGCTGGACGTAGTGGGTAATAGTCGTCTTGCCGTTTCTGCCTTGGTTCCGGTTCCAATAGTGATTGCGATAGCAGTAGAAATTTGTTACCGAGCTGTCCAGGTTCTTAGGAATCGTCGCACAGGGGTCTATGGGTAATCTTTGGATTTTGACTAGGCGTACACTGACACCCGCCTGCAATAACAACTCCCGAGCCGCACGAGACACAGAAACCAACTCGGCTTCGGTCAACGATCCCGTCCCTGGAACGCCGAAGATGCGTAATGGTGTAGGCCGCCCAAGCGCCGACTGAGGCAGCGCCAGCAATAAAGCCGATAAGGTAACAGAAGAAAATAAAGCCGAGAGTGACTTGCACATTAAAGCTTCCCGTCGATATCGCCTTCTGGCGAAGGCTGAGCGGCAAACTCGTTGAGCGCGTATGTCAAATATTGATCTGGGCCATTGATATCCCTGTCGCCGGGGAGCATGTCGTGAATCATGCCGATCGCACGCTTAACTTCTCGAAGGTTATTTAACGGCGCATCGCCAAGTAGTACTTGATCGATTACTGCTGCTATGTTGATAAGGGTTGCTCGTGGTGCAAGCATACGCTTCTCCTGAAATTTAGTGGCGGAACCGGATATGAGTACGAATCATTCCGATTGCAGCCCAGGCCCACCCAGACTGTGGTTGACCGCCGAGGCTATCATCTCACGAGCTTCAGCAGTCTGTCAAGTGTGCTTGCTTTTCCTACCGCGCCAATCAGGTTAGTTCTCTTCTCCTGGTGGAGCGCTGAAGGGCTAAGATGCTGCGTAGGCAGGTAGATATCTAGTAACGCCTGCTATTTGAATTTCCACCCAGTCATCGGGGGCTACGGTTTGGGGGGCCTTTGTTGAGTCGCCCATTGTGCCGTTAAAGTTGATGGTTGAGTTGGCTTTGTTGAAGACTATCTGGCCGCCGTTGGTCGCGTTCTGAGATAGGTCGCCGTTGGCATTGGCTATCTGCCAGCGCAGGGAGCCGCCGGTGTAGAGACCGAGGATGCCGCCGACTGCGTTGCCGCTACGAAGATATAACCCTCCAAGCTCGCCGTTTTCATTGCCGTAGAGCTGTATGTGGGCGCCGCGTCCGGCTGCGGCATTAGAGGCCACGCCGATAAGAATGGAGGCATTGTCCGCCGCGTCGGCGGTGTTCATGAGGATGGCGCTAGCGGTTGCAGTGCCTGTTAGGGTTTGGAATGTTGCGCTTGGATTGAGCGCGGTTGGGGCGCCGACTATGATACCGGACATCTTATTCCCCCACTAGAAGGACGCAGATTGCGTTTGAGGATGAGCCGGCGGAGCCGCCCTGAGCTTGGCGAACTGTCGGAGCTGATTCAATCTTGAGGCCGTCGAAGAAGTCTAGCACGAAGCTGGTGGAGGCTGGTATGCGCACGTCTGCGCCGCCGATGTTCATGCAGATTGGAACGGCTATGTCATTCAGGACTGCCATTTGCTTGATGCGCGCAACGGGAAAGTTGGCCAGGGAGGCGACGACTGTGCCGGCTATCGAGGAGCTGGTACTGGGGGCTCCGTAGGCGATGAGGGCGTTGCCGATTATAGATCCGGCTGAGACATTAGACATAAGTTATTTCCATCCTGTGGTGAAGTCGTAAGCCTTTGAGGCTTCGGGGCTGGCGGGGATGAACCCATCAGTCGAGACGCCGCCGGCTACGCCGCGAGCGGCTTTGCCTGGCTTTGATTTATGTTCTACCGCTGGCGCCGGTGGGGTCGAGCGGGGTTGGTTTGAGGGGTTGGTCTTGGCGAGCTGGCGGTCGAAGTCCGTTTGGGGTTCGGGCTCGGGCGGCGGCAAGACGGAGGGTCTGGGCTTGACGGTGCGAGGCTTCCTTTGCTTGACGGGTCGGGGTGTCGGGGGTTCCTCTTCTGCCGCAGCTTCTTGCTGGTAAGAAGGGGGGCGAGGGGAAGGAGGCTCGGCTACCTCAGAGGGTAGCACGAAGGTCAGGTCTAGCCTGCCGACCTCCCGGAGGGAGTAACCCCCACGCCCGTCAGGGAGCATTACGAAAACTTTGTCTACTTGCAGTGTCTCCTGGATCTTCCTAAACAACTCCTTGAAGGGGAGCGGCTGGGAGAATTGCAGGGAGCCCTTGGCTTGGGCTACGCAGAGCATGTCTTGTGTGGTGTCTTCCATAGTCCTCGGAGACGCGACGATATAAATTCCCCCATAGATAGGCTCAATGGGTATTGGTTCCTTGGTAGAGGCGGTGCCCCTGGGGGAAATCTAATAGGGTAACGCGCCGGAGAATGGGGTAACGGGCGAGGTTGTTACGCTATTGGTTGCCGGGCCATAGGGCCTCTATGGCACTGCGTGGCCTAGGGCCAAACGTTCTACGCTTAAACTACCGGCAAGGACTAGAATACTCGTTCTAGGGAGGTATGTCAAGTATGGTTGCGGAGGCGGGATTTGAACCCGCAATGCCCAGATTATGAGCCTGGTGGGTTACCGTTACCCTACCCCGCGAACTGTAGGCACACGCCCCTGCGTTTTCTACCTAATCAAGTTGACCTAACTAATCCAGCCACTCTCCTTAATGCTAGGGATTAGGAAAAGACAACAACCGCGATGTCAGCAGCCTTAACCTGAGACTAACGTAGTTAGCGATCCCGTTTACTGCTGATATATATGTCTGGTTGGTTATTATGTCTGGAGGGGTTCTTAGGGGGATTGTGACATGCAAGATCAAAATGCGCAACTTTTTTGGACAAAATTTTTGGAATAATTGCCGTTTCCCTTGCATGATTCGCTAGTTACCCACGACAAAAATATTTTCATAAATTTTGATTCTAGATAAGTTATTGAATCCTGATTACCATATTGATTTCACTCGGGAATCACATGACGGTACGAGAATTTGAGGACGTGGCGTTTTGCAAGGTGGCGTGCCCACTCACCTTTTTTTAAGAAATCCCGTTAAGTTGCTAGAAACAGGTGGGCAAAAACATCGTACACGATGAAAAAGCGCGGACCCCACCAATTTAATACGGGATCTCTGGCAAGCGCTCGAATGGATTACCATTCTCGCGCCCGCCAGATTGCCCCACTTAGCCAGGTCGGCCCTATATTTTTTTTATTTAGCTCAGTTCTAGGCATCTAAATCTAGACGGCGGGCAAAATTGAAAAGCGCTTCTCGTTCCCGAATGATCATTCATTCTATAGGGTTATCTCGTAGGTGGTCTTAATAACATCAGTACGTTAGCACATAACCTAATCATTCAAACCATACGTGTGATAATGATAGTTATCGCATATTTACACTATGCAAACTTTGCATACCTATACCACGGGGTATATTCGATTCGAGTACCCTTCGATATAGAATAATACTAGAAGTGCGCAACTGAGTTGCGTTAACACTTAGTAGCGTACTTACATAACCACATACGCAATTCCACCATTTATCGAATTATCACACATCATGCTCAAGTGAGCGCATCATAACTCCGATAGTTCAATCATGCGGGCAATGGAGCGCGCAAAGGAGTTTATATGTATAAGACACTATTTCAGCATGTACTAGAAAAGGGTGGTGCAACGATTAACCCTGATACACGCGAACATGCTCAACATACAAAGGGTTATTATGTATCACTTCCAGGCCATGAGAAGAAGATGGATATCATCGAAGATGAGTATATATTCCAGGCCTACCTAGAGAGGCACATTGCCCGCGCTCGCCATCATAATAAGAACGCTCAAGGTGACGAGGTATGTGTGGGATTATGGCTAAACGATGCCGGTCAAATAGTATTCGATTTAACCATGTTATTTAAAGATAAAGATTATGCACTAGAAGCAGGTCGACAATTTGAGCAAGATGCCATTTTTGACATTGCTAACAACTCAGTGATCACATTAAAATAAGGAACACCATGAGTATCAAGTTAAACCCATTCACAGCCGTTGGAATAGTGGAAGGCTATATCGACTGCGATAATGATGAAACATATATCGCCGCTATTCAATTGCTAATAGACACGGGCCTAGCATTTAGGCTCCAAGGTTATTTCGGGCGCGTGGCAATGCTAGCAATCGAGCGTGGTGATTGTGTTCCGCCTGCATCAGTGAAACGCCAAAACAACGGTTAATCACTTCCCAGGGTATCGGACACGGTACCCGCTGAATTGATTAAGTGAGGCCATATGAAGCGATACTATAGAAACAAGCAGTACACCATAAAAGCGAATGTGAACACTCCCACGTCAATCGTGGTAGGCACGCTCACACTATCCAACCAATACGCAATAGCAACGAATGAGGCTAGGCGCTTTGACAGCCTATTAGATGCGCGGCTATTCTTCTGGGCCACACAATTACCCGCAAAGTGCAATGTGTGGATAGAGGGGCCACGCGGCGGAATATATGGGGTAGGTTCTAAGCATAACCTGGGTTTATAGGGGTATATATGAGATTACACAAATGGTTCAATTCTTCCCCCCGCACAACACTAGCGAGCACCGAATATACAAGTGACTTCTGGGGACACGCTCGCAATTATGGCGCGTGGTACTCTATACCACTAGCAGAACACTCGGATTATTCCGATTCATTCATATACCAGGTAAACCTCGAAGTTATCCTAGGTATTCTTGAGCGCGAAGTGAGTGGGGGCCTATGGAAGCTTAAGCGTGGTTCGCACGGTAGCCAATGGCTTTTATTGCATGGCGCAATCAAATGTCCCGCACTAATAGAAGCGCTCGAAGCATTGGCCGATTATCCTTGCCTAGATGATGATAAGCTATCCCAATTAGAGCATGATGCTGCACTAGATTACTGGGAACAATCGGGAAGTGACGACCGTGTAAATTCACACCTAGAGGACCATGGCGTGACGTGGGACCAAGTGCATACATACCCCACGCCATACAACACATGGCCAATGGTGAACTATTGGGAGTCGGCACCGAATCAAACGTATGTAAGCGATAACGCATTTTGCCCTAAGCTATCAGAACTATTCGATGCGGGCCTAAGACTTGATATCGCTGGCGTGCTCACACTGCTATCTAGTGATTTAACGCAAGCGGAACTCGTAGCCCTGTGTAATTCACATAGTCATTTTACCGATGAAGAGATGGGCCTGACTTCAGAGTCGGCGCGGCTCTTGCGCGAGATAGCCTCAAGGAATAATCCGAATCAAGTGAAACTGTTTTAATAGGAGTACGAGACTATGACCAATGATAGAAAAATAAAACCTACCCCACAAAACATGAGAGAAGCCGTGGAGCGGTTAGACACTGCTAACCTTCTATTGGTGGACCTTCTAGCCGATGATAACGCAAGGATACCCAAGGAAGTGGGTATTATGATATTCAATCTCCTACGCGAGGGGATTAAGAATATCAATCAAGTGGCGTGGGCAGTGGAGCTTGCTTGCGATACTTTGATGACCAATGGCTCAGGCGCAATTAAGGTGGATGACATCAAACCGGAGGAAATTAACTAATGAGCTGGCCCGATAGACACCAGATAAGGATTGCGCTAAATACCCTTAAGCTTTCAGAGTCGGGGGCCGTATGTATGGGCACTACCCATAAAGCGGCTATCCGCACACTTATGGCGGCTAGAGTGAGTCGGCGCGAAATACAGCGTCGGCTCGGCAATGCCGGGTATACAGCGCAAGAGGTTGAAGCAATGATAAATAACGCATACAAACAAGTGGAGTGGTAGCATATGAAGACATTCAGAGTGGAAGTTTCTAGACTAGCCAATTTCATTAACGTATTAGAAATTAAAGCCGAGTCGATAGAGGAAGCGGAGGCTATCGCGCTCGAACAGGGCAGAACCGCACCTTTATCACTTTCCAATGACCAAGAGGACCCCACGGACTTTCTTGGTGACATATTTGAGGTCGTTATAAATCACTCTACGGAGGTAAAATAACATGAGCACATCAAAGAGGGCAATCGGCACCCATAGAACGGTCATTCTAGGGGATACCTATGGCTTCGAGGTGGTCTATCATGAGACGACCATATTTAGGCGTGAGGGCAATGTGATTAGACTGAACACCGGGGGTTACTTTACCGCCACAACAAAAAGGCGCATGAATCAGGCCCTGGCGCAATCATTCCCACATTTGATTGTAGTTCAGAGAGGGGGCGACTGGTGTTTAGTGGACAACAAGAGCGACGCTGCCATCCCCTTCAACGGTGAAAGCCTGACCTTTACGGTGGGACCTGATGACATTGAAACGGCGGCTGGTGTGTGTTAAAGTGAGCCATGGGCAAGAAACAAGAGCTTATCAAGTATAACATCAATCGCAAGTCAGACACCGGGGGATACCATGAGGCCGTCGAAGGGCGGCCCATGGGTCCCTTTCTTGCTATCCGGGATGGTGACCGCGATATGTACACCATCGATCACATTCCATCCGGCGCATACTTGGCGCGATTCGAGAAGCTTCAGAGTGCTCGGGCCGTGGTCAAGGCTTTTATGGAGGACGATCCCGAGGGTAGGCGCATCGCCCTATTGGTTGACAGCCAGCGCCCGACGCTGCCCACCGTCCTACTTAAGGCGTTCGATTATATGAACTACGTCAGAGTGTGCGAGCTGGAGAAAGCGCCCCTCTTATCCTACTCAGACTATAAAGCTTTGACAGCCTATGACAAATAACACCCTAGATGCTTTCCTTGCGGGTAAGGCTAGTAACACTGCCCGCGCCTATCGTCAGGCCCTCAACCTATGGGCCTCTGCTGGTTCTCCCGTGGAGAAAGACGCATTTGCCGCCTGGTTCTACTCCCTGAATCACCTATCAGCCTCTACGCGAAACCTCTACCTCACTGCCGTTGTTGGATACATCAAACATTCAGAGTTGGGGCCTGGTATCTATTCCATACGTCGCCCCTCAGCGCATGACCTCATCCGCCCGACTAAGGCGCTCACAAAACTAGAGGTCTCTGCCTTCATAGACGACCCGCGCCTGATGTACAAAGCCGGCTGGCACGTCCTCTTTTTCCTGGGCCTCCGCATCTCAGAGCTGTGCAAGCTAGATATCATAAACGATATATCCCACACGAGCGAGGGGCGGCTAGTTTTACGCATCCGCGCACCCAAGGACCGCCGATATCGAGAGCTACTCGTGCCGCAGTTGGTAGCTAAAACCCTCACGGCCTGGCTCCAGAGTGCGGGCGCTCCAAGGCATGGCCGCATCTTCCCCATAGACAAGGGAGTCATGGCCAACGCCTTCAGAGACCGGGCGATTAAGCTAGGATTGGAGTCTATCGGACCGCACACTGCTCGTGCTACATTTATCACCCAGGCCCTAGAGGAGGGCTGGCACCCGGTCGACATCATGAGGTGTACTGGGCACAAGAATGTAGAGATGATCCTGCGTTACGAAAGGCGCCGGTTTGTTACGAAGGAAGTGAGTTATGAAAGCAAGAGTGATGTTTGAGTTTGATCAGGAGCATGACCTAGATGTGGCCCAGCGCATTAACGAGGTGGCCGCCTATTCCCGCCTGACGAGCGCCCTCCATGATATCTGGATGGCCTTCAGAAATAAAGAGAAGTACGGCGACTCCGAGACCATCACCCTAGAAGAGGCCCGCAACATAATCCAAGAAGCCATCAGCGACCACGATGTGGGCTCAATTATCCACGGCTAGCCTAGTTATTTCCTCCAGCAACCCAGAGTTTCTAGTTCCCGCACTGGTCCGCTTCACCGCCATAGCCAATGCCCGCCTGGTACCCACAATCACGAGCGCCTTCTTAGCCCTAGTCGCTGCCGTATAGAGTAGCTGCCTATCCAGCAATATGAAGTGCGCATCATGCAAGGCCAGTACCACGATGGGCATCTCCGACCCCTGCGATCTGTGAACAGAGAGCGCGTAGGCTAGGCTCGTCTGCTTCAGCGCCTGTAAACCGTAGTTGACGAGCCGCCCATCCCAGAGTCTCACCGCCGCACATTTCACGCCCGCATTAATCTCCTCAATCACACCCTGGTCACCATTGAACACACCGCCGTCTAGCTGGTAGTTGTTGGTGCGCTGGCATATCCTATCCCCAATCCTATACTGCACCCCATTCACCTCGATGCCCGACTCTGCCGGCTGGGTATTCTGCCTGGCCTGTAGCCTGATGTTCAGCTTATCCACGCCCATCTCCCCACGATTGGATGGTGTTAGTACCGCTATACCGGATGGCGGTATACCATACTGGTCGGGTAGTTCCTGACACGCGAGCCTTTCAATGGTGGCGCCGCCCTCTTCCTGACTACTCACCGTCACAAACATAACGTCCTGTTCCATTGCGCCCTCCAGCTCGGGCACCGCCGGTATGACGCCCTTATTGATAGACGCCGCCACGCTTATGATAGAGGACCCCTCCTTCTGCCTGAATAGAGTGTCGAGGTATACAGTGGGTACCGTATTGCTCGCCACTATATCAGCAAACACACGCCCAGGCCCAACGCTCGGTAGCTGGTCCTTATCTCCCACCAGCACGAGAGTCGCGTTCTGTGGTATGGCCAGGAACAGATCCCGTGCAAGGTTAGAGTCTAGCATGGAGGCTTCGTCAATGATTACGCAGTGTGCTGGTACAGGGTTCCCGTTGTGGTAGAAGAATCCGCGCCGCTTAGGGTCATACTTGAGTAGCCTATGTACAGTCGAAGCGTTCATGTCGCACACCTGGCCCATGCGCTGAGCCGCCTTTCCTGTAGGGGCCGCGAGGAATAGGCGAAGGCCAGAGTCCCGGTACATCTTCGAGATGGTCTTTATAATGGTGGTCTTTCCACACCCAGGCCCGCCCGTGATAATAACCATGCGCTTGTGAGCCGCGAGTCCCACCGCTTCGCGCTGCCTGTCCGTGAGCTGAATACCGTCGGCCTCCTCTACCGCAGCAATCGCCGCTTTCACCTTAGTGTCGCCCATGAACCGGGTTGCCGCCAGGTCGTCAAAGTTTCGCAGCCTATCCACGATGAATCGCGCCACGATATCCTCACTCGCAGCCAGGGATGCCTGATAAACCCTGCCATCCTTGATGCGCAACATGCCCTCACGCACCAGTGCGGCCAGCGCAGCCTCGGTAAGCGTAGCATCACCCGACCCGCCCACATCTTCGCGCAACTTAGATAGGTTGACAAAACAATGGCCGCTTTGCGCGGCCTGCTTAAGTAACTTGATGATTTGCTCGGCTGAGTCTTTAATCGTCATTCTCATCCTCGAAGTTAAGGTTGCCCGGCGTGGGTGGTACAGCGGTCCAGATCTTTACGCGGGACTTAAACTCGTCCGCGCTATTATATATAGAACCCTCGAACCAAAAACTCGTAAAGATCTCTTCTTCGGCGTCGATGCAAACTACGCGCACATATTCCCTCGGAAGTTCGGTTCCTGGTCGCCACTCGGCGCTATCTTTAATCGTCATGCACCACCAATCCATCTTTAGTGTAAGTCGCGTATATTATAATGTCATTACTAGTGGGCCACTTGCTTATTATCTGCTTGGCGAATCCACAGAAGCCGCCGTCCTTCATGCCCTCGACTATCCCTCCCAAGTTTCGCTCTATTTCATCCATACTCAGCGCGCATACAAGCCGGACGGCCTCGGCCTGCTGACGCCACCACTTTCCGGGATGTCTCCTGCGCCACTTGGCAAGCTTGATCTTTTTGCGCCTATCGCTCGCCATTTGTTACCCACCGCTGACCGTGCTCATCTATTAACAGGTAGCCTTCCGGCGGTATCTTAACCGCCATGGACTGCACCCACTTTAATGTTTCCAAGGTTATCGACCCGCGAGCTTTCAGCCCGTCTATCACGAGTCTCCAGAGGTCGTATGTGTCCATGGTAACCCTGTCCGCTATTGTCGAAAGTCCGATGGTCCTAATTATCATTTTACCAACTCCTCAGCTTCATATATCACATCGAACTCAGAGCCCCTGAGCGTCTCGACGCGGGTTCGGAAAGCCTCACTAAAGCCCATGGTCGCTATTTGAGAAATATCAACTGCATACACCACCCCCGCCTCAATGGTTATAAGCCTGTACATGTAATGTTTTTTGCGCCTGGCTCCAATGAAATGAAATATCCTCACAATATCTCCGGCTCCAAGTTCTTCTATGGGCTTCTTACTCATCCCCACCCCCATCAATCCCCAACCTCTTCATCAAATCCCCATCGCCATCCTCGCTCGGCCCCGACTCGCCCACACTCCCAGTCAGCACCCCACTATCTATAGCCGCGATAACAGCCTTGATAGCCGCCGCGTCCGGTTTGGATCCATACTGACTCTTGCCCGATCTAGCCACCTCAAGAAGCTTATCAAGTAGGTCATACTTTATCTCCTGTAATACTAGGTTGATCGCATCCACGAATGCCGGGTCTGTGCGCATGAGCTTATGCACCTCGGCGAAGTCCAGGCCCGCCGCCCTGGCTACGTGAGGGAAGCCGATAGATTGGGTGACGCGGAGTTGCTTGAGGAATGATTCCTTAATCGTCATCGGCCACCTCCAGTAGCTCGATGCCATAATTCTCCCCTCGCTTACAGACTCGCCATGTACCATTAACCCGCGGGAAGGTGGTAAGCGGTGCGCCTTTGAACATATTGACCAGCTCCATGAACTTCCCTATGAACATGGGATAGGTTTGACCGAGGCGCTCCTCTAGCCAAATAACCCTGTGAGCAGATCGCCACCCCTTATCAAAATTACTTAGCAATAGCCTAGCCCCAAACGGCATTGAAACCTCCCTGAGCGTCGATATGTGTGGTAGATAATAGCTTTCCAGGGATCCGCTATCGTTATTAAAGGGCGCCAATTTTAAATCCCTCGTCCATCTTTCATCTTTGTATACCTCATTCATCATACAACCCTCCAACAGTAGTCACTTGATCCCCATACAATAGCGGCTCGCCCACCCCAGTCTCAGTCAGCTTCGTAAGTAGGCCATCCCATAGCGCCAGCATACCGGAGCACCGATCAGTCGTCCACCTCATGCTGAGCGTGGAGTCATTACCAGTCAGCCGCCTCTTAATGGAGTAGCACACATTACCATTCTCCCACGGCCTCTCAACTGAGAAGTCCACCTGCGCATTCACCCACTCCAACCTGTGAACCACAGTGCCCACCGCCTCCAGCTCGTCGCCGAAACGAAACACCCTGTCTAACGCCAAGACCCCCTGCCGCCATGCGTGCGCGTGGTTCGGGTGTATATTAAAGCCCCACGCAGCGTGCCACTGGAACTTATAGCTCGAATGAATGCGAGGCCAGAACATCCTGCGCATACACCCTTTATGCGGTGTGCTGAAGGTGTCGATGTACGCCACCCACTGGTAGTCCGCCCTAGTCGGGAGTGCGCCAGTAACCCGCCAATGACTAGGAAACTGCGGGGGGTTTGACTTTGCTAGGTCTTGATGCATTCCCTTTGGCACCTTCATTTTGTGCGCCCTGATTAGCTCCGCTTCCGCTATTGTCCAGTGGCGTGGTCCGTAGGTCTTGTGCATTGTCGGTGTCTCCGGTGCTAGAAAGGTAGTGAAGGGCAAAGGTGCTACTGCCTAAAAACTCAAGCTTGCCAGGCGTGCGTGGGTGCTTATTGGTTGCTGCCCTAATGAATGCCGTCACCCTGCGGTTCACATAGTCACCCCTCCTGGCAACCGGAACATCGTCTGGTATAGTGATGATGTGTATTTGCGGTAAGAAATCAACGCTCATTTTGACCTCGTAATTGTATAACCCATGTGCCTCAAAACATCCTGACAGAGATTTTTAAATTCTACTAGAGAAAGTTGCCCCTTCGCCACATTTATTTCTCGATGAACCCAGCATAGGTTGATCGCCTCGTTTCCACCGCTGCGAGATCGGGCGGTTATGTGCTCAAGTGATGCAGAAATGCCCATTCTAATCTTCCTTCCTGTATAGGCGCATCGAGATTTTTGTTTGCGCAAGAGACGCAAGAGCACGTCAGGAGAGACCCCGTGGTGCTTGGCAGTCTTCTTGAGCGTACATACCCTACACTTAGTCCGGGTCGGTATCCTCCTTCGTCGCCCGCAGTCCTGGCACTTGCCCGCCTCCATCCGTCTCCGTCTGATCTCCTGCATCCGGCGAGTCGAGTTGGATTTTCGCGCCATAGGGCTCCAGAAAAAGAAACAACATATCCATCGGCACTATCGCCATCCATTGCCCACCATTCTTGCGGTGCATGATGAAGCCTGGAGTAGCCTGACGGTCTCGGTTGAATTGCTCGAACCAGTCGTGCAGTTTGGCCGTCTCGGTGCGCTTGACTTCTATGTGGAAGCCCTGTAAATCCACGTCTGCAACGCCAGAACGAGATCCGAATGGCATCCCGCAAGCCTGTGCAGTGCGGAAGGCCTTGAGACACCAGGATTTGAAAAGGTTAACGACCTCACGCTCGCCGGTCTTGCCTTTGTTGCGGCTCATCTTACCCATGTCATATCACCTCCATGCAGAACTCGTCGTGCTCCATTATCCTATTCCTGATTTCGCTAAGGGTAGCCTGACTCTGCCTAATTTGAGTAAACGGAGATGTCCCGGTCTTATCAGCCGCCTCTTTTCTTGTGAAGCCCATCAACAGCAGCGCATCCCTCTCCGAGAGGTCGTCGGGAATTGCAATGCTTATAAGTTGCCGCGCATGTAGAGCGCCCTCTGGACTGCGCACGACCCCATCATCGCCTGCATATTCGGCCACCGGATTGCGCCTACTCGCCCTCCTTATCATCAGGGCCTCATAGACCATGACCCTAGCGACCCAGCGATTAATACCGTCACCACTAAGCGAGTCCCACCTCTCAAAACATTTGATGCGAGCCCGCTGCAACAGCTCGTCCGCCATGTCCTTATCGCCGCGAGCGAGACCTTTTGCTATATGAGACAGCTCGCCATTATAGCGCTCAAGAAACGCCTCTAATGTCATAAGCGATTCTCCCTTACCTTTCTACAAATAGCCTTCCAACTCTCAAACAACTCCTTTGCATTCTCAGTTGACGGATCAACCTTAAGCTTCAGCCTCGCCAGATGTATGCGCCGATAGAGCTGCGGGTATTTATCCTTCGCAAGCATTGCAGCAAACCCGAAGTTGTTGAGCTGCGGCCATCCATCCCTGATGTTCTTGTTAGCAAAAGGCTTACTCGCCTCCGCCAACTTCTTTAGTATGGAATCCAACGCTGGTTTATCAGATCCTCCCATAACCGTAGTGCCTCCCATTGCCCGAGCGTGTCATCTCGGAGTTTAAAATATTCGATGATTAAACTAAGACCGTCGATCCCATCTATCGGATGTACCCCAATATGCGCATACTTTCTAAGTACCGCAGGGATTCGTGGCTCCAGAAGCGCACGTATGAGGACACTGGGTGGCATCGTTTGTTTACATTTTTCCACGCGGTCCTCGAAGGATCCGTAATCCTCGATGTGTCCGCCGGGCTGATACTCTTGTTTAGCTTCGGCGCCAAGCAGGAAATCCAAAGCTGATCGAAAGTCGAGCTTGAGATAGTTGAGGCACCAGGAAATGGCGTCACCTTTTGCTCCGCATCCATAGCAGTAATACCTCTTTTCATAGACGTGAAATGAACCAGTTTTCTCCGCGTGAAAGGGGCAGCACCCCACATAACTATTACCGGACTTTCTGAGCTTTACATTCTCCGATATGAGGCTAATCATATCCGTGTCGTTTTTTGCTTGCGATATGCGCGACATCATGTCATGATAGTATCACTCTTGATTAGCACTGGCAACTGTGGTGGTGCGCGGATTTTATCACATAGGAGCGATATGACCGAAGAAAATAGCACATTCAGCGCAGAGGACTTGGCGGCCATTAAGGAAATTGCAGGCGAGGACCACGACCCAGATTTTTCAGGGCCACAGTCAGCGTCCAGTGAAAAAAAGCGTTTTACAAAATCACCATTCTACAAGTTGCTAAACCCCACGCCCGGCGGCCCGGCTCTCGAAAAGGCCGGTATTCGTATGGATACATATAACGCAGAGGGCGAAAAGCAGCAGGAGGTGGTCGAGAAGGTGCGAGCCGTTATTCTTTACGCCTCCGACATCAGAACATTCAAGCGCGGGAAGCAGGGCGAGATCGCCTGCCAATCGTTCAACGGTGTGCAGCCGGCCCCCCGCATCGTCGCCCCACCGTGCAAGAAGCTAGACTCGGACGGCGTTGCTGCCGTTATTCAGCGCTTTCGTGGCATGACCGAGGCACGCATTACTGAGCAAGTAGCGGAGCTAACCGGTGGTACTGGGGTGCTAAGCTTCTGCACCATCAAGACCAAAACCGGCGGCTACATTCCCGTGTGCCCAATGGCCAGATACGACGAGGAGCGCGGCACTGCCGGCCCATGCAAGCCCGGCATTTCCATCCTAGCCTTTGACGTAGATCGCAAGCGCGTGTTTAAGATGGAGTTGTCTGGCCGCAATGTGCGCGATGACAAAAAGATGCGCTCACCATTCCAATCGTTTCGCCATATGTTAGGCGAGGCGCGAGTGCCCAGCTATGCATTCGTGGTTGAGCTAACTGCGGTGCCAGATGCCGAACCTGGTGCGGCGCAAGTGTTCTACACCCTGGGCGTGAAAGCTAAGCCAATCACTAAGCCAGAAAACCGCAAGGAGATGGCGGAGAAGGCTATTGAGGCCAGGGACTTATACATGCGCATCGCCAACTGGGTTAAGAAGCCAGACGCGCCAGTCACAGAACCGAAGACGATTGTTCCGCCCAAACCAGCCCCTGTCGCCCCACTGTCGACCAAGCCCGCACCAGTGGTGGCGCCAGTGGTGCCGAAGAAGGAAGTACCACTCCCCGCATCATTCGAGGACGACGACCTGAGCTTTGGAACCGACGACGAGGCGTTTTAATATGATACCACTAAGACCAGATGCGTATCGACCCGATGGGTTTCACTATCGAGTACTGGGTGGAGCCGGCCAGGAGGAGCTATCGGCAGAATATCGCAAGCATGTCAACGATATGGTGCGCCAGCAAAATAGAACCGATGCAGCTAACTTCGTCATCGGCTACCTGAACCACGCGCTCTCTAAGGGGATAGCAGGGCAAAACAGGGACACCAGGGAGTACGCTAAGGAGCTAGTCGACGCCGGGTTCGGTGCTTACATCAGCCTGTGCCGTGGGCTGGATGACCTCGAATGAGGTCACGTTACTGGATCCCCGTCATTGAGTGGTCGTTTTGTGAAAAGGATAAATACATGACTCCGCTAGCATTAATGGGTTCGATGGACGCCGCAAAGGCCGCCCTGGCACCGCATGGGTATAGTGGTCAAGTTTGGATTTGCGACATGTCCAACCGCGTCCGCAACTACGTCGAGTCGTTGATTATATCCACTAGAACGCCCGCTCTACATCAGGGATTTGGTGCGATCCCCTTGAAGGGCTTTAACATCATATACTGCGTGGTTGGCCAAGGTCAGATACTGCAAGGTCTATTCACTTCAAGGAAGGAGGCCACGTTTCGTATTGATGCAAACAATGAGCTGATTCGGTTTAGGACCGCAGCTCCGGCAACTCAGGATGTCATGCTTGGGTTAGCGCAAGAGGTGTCTATGGTAGAGGAATGGAGATAGGTATGGCTTGGAAACCTAAGAATACAGCAACCAACATAGTGTTCGACCTTGAGACCGTGGCTGTCCCGATGACGCCCGAGATCCTGGCTCGCAGACTAGAGGACTATAGACCGCCGGCTAACTACAAGGATCCCGTTAAGATCGAGGCGCACCGCAAGGAGTTCATCGAGAGCGTCGAGGAGCGTCATAAGTTCCGCGTCGGTGGTTGCCGCATCGTATCCGCAGCATTCGGCGAAGTGGTTGACGGTGATGTAGTGAACATCCAAGGAAAATGTCACGAGGACCCAGCGCAGGTAGTGAAGTTCGCGGTCGACTACCTAGACGAGTACCCCGAGTACCGGCTCATCGGCTACAACATTCTGGGCTTTGACCTTCCCCAGCTTATGTTCGCCTTGCACAAGTACAACCTGCGCCTCCGCTGCCCGCAGTCTAAGTGGGCGCCGATTGACATGATGGACAAATGGCGTGGGTACGGGATGAAGGAGCTGGCCGAGTCGTTCGGGATTCCGACGATGAAGGATGAGGCGGGCAACACGTTAGACGGCGGCGCAGTCGGCGGACTCTTCGACCTCGGCGCATTGGATGTAATCGAGGCGTACAACAAGCATGACGTGCTCATGGAGGGGCATCTCTTCTTAGCGATGTCTAGGGTGTGGAGTTTTGTATGATGAGCGGGGGAATTAAGAACGATAGCGGCAAGGCTCGGATGGACTTACTTCCGCCCGACGCGCTCGACGAGGTGGCCCAGATCCTCACCTTCGGTTCCATTAAGTATGGTGACCGGAACTGGGAGAATGGTTTCAACTATGGGCGGCTTATCGGCGCAGCGCTCCGTCACATCTTTGCGTTCATGCGCGGAGAGGACAACGACACTGAAACTGGGCGCAGCCATCTGGGTCACGCGGCGTGCTGTATCCTAATGTTACTTGCTTTAAAACTGAGGGGACATGGAAAAGACGATAGATCCGTTCAACATGGACACGATAGTAACGGCGCGGGCAAAAGTATCGGAACTGGGATCCCTCAGCTTCGTGGCGATAGCGCTGGAAACGGTGGTGGGGAACTACTTAACAGTGCTGCTCAGCGAGAGTTCGGGGATCAACTCCGAGCGGCGCTCCGCAGCGCTAACGACCCTACAGGAATTTCTGCAATCACTCGCGGACTCAACGGGACGCAAGGCCCGTAATATCGCACTAGCTCAGGTAGTAAGTAATGTCCGGCAACTCGCGCCAAACGCAAGGAACGTGCAGTTAGGTGACTACCTAAACCCAAAGGAATACAAATGAGCGGCTCAGCATTGGATCTTAAGGTTGTTCAGTATGCGGCAAGGGCCAACTCCCGCTCCCTTATTCTAGGCCAACCACCGCCGACACTGGAAGAAGCATATAGGGCCGGCTTCACCGAGGCGGTATCCGAGGCAGTCGCCCTAGCCAGGGACGCCCAGCTCAAGGAGTTCCCTGCCAAGGCAGCCGGCGCAAGTTTAATCGCATCCCTGCTAAGCTGGATGATTACTCAGAAGGAGATGTAATGGAAAAGATAGAGCTGCCAGTAACGACGGCGTGCCAACTACACTCGCTTCTCACGCTGATATCGCAGGTGATTGAGCCAATCCTTAAAACTTGGCCGGAGACAGAGGTGACGGATATCGAGGCGAATGTAACTGGGCGAGCGGTCAGTGATGATTCTAATAACATTAGGGTGTACACGCCAGTCGCATGGTACTCCGTCCGCCACACAAAACCGACCAGAACGGACAGGGCAATAGTGCTCACATATAATCACGGCATCACCACCACCCCAGCAGACCAAGTAGACATAGATGGCCTCGTGGGCTTTGATTTTGATTCATACCGGCGCCTGCTAAATGCCGGCGTTATGTGGAGGTACGCAGATGCCGAGAGGTAAACCGAATAGCGGTCACAGAGCGAGCACTGCCAAGGAGTGGGCAGACGATAACGCCTGGATGGATTCCCTACGCCCCCACCCGGACGCGGAACCCATACACGCACTACTCCGAGCGGTGCTGATTCGAGCGGTGAGGGATGCGGCGGCGACTTACTTTGCAGCCAAGACCTGTAGCTCTCTGCCGACCAAGGAGCAGTCAGTCGAGGCTTTCGATTGGATAATGGAGGAGTCTGACGGAAATGTACCATTTAGTGCCCAATGGATATGTGACACATTAGAGATCCCAATCTCCTCTTACCGCAAAGGCACCCGTAAAGCAATTGAGAATAAGCAGAATATTCCAGGGCTGGAGAACTATTGTTCGGGCAGGAGGACGCTAGGGGTATGAGGGCTGAGTCGTTTCGAGAATGGAGTGGTGAGGATAGGCCATCAACCCTCAGCTTCCGGTGTGGGTTTGCCCTCGTATCGCCGGACGGCTTCCTGGAGGGCGTGAGTGAGCAAAGGCGGGAATTGGCCGCAAGGTTTAACAAGAAAATCTGGAGAAAGCTTTATGATCAAGGCTGGAGAATTGAGCCTGTTACTATTAGCGCCACTCTTATTGGGCGCGTGCGCATCAACAAACAACCAAGCGGAGATTGAATACTATGAAAACCTCGGCGAAATCACGGAAGCGAGCGAGACCGAACGCCGCACCCCCTGCCCTCAAAGGGCTGCCCCTAAAATTAATTGGCGCGTGGTTGGATTCTTGTGGAAGCCCAAGGCGGAGCACGGCCCGGCTCCTCTCGTTGCTCTCAACAATGGACCGGCGACAAGCGGACCAACGCTATACGGCATCAAGCGTCCTCAATATGGCGTTAGGCGACACAACCCGCGACGCCACGTTAAGATTTCCGATCTACCGCTTAGAAGTATTGGTGATGTCGGATACGTCTATCAGGCTAACGCTTTACGAGCTTCCACACTACGCTCACAGTACAAGGATTTATACGTGCGAATTGTCGACGCAAAAAACGGCTGTGTACGGTGGCTTCTTGCCGACCCCCGCCGCCGGTCTGATGGCTTACGCGGGTAGTACGGAGGACGATGGCGATGAGGAAGATTTTGACGAGGATCTTGGGGAACCCATTGAGGTTTCTCCTAAACGACCTACTGCCACAAGACAAAGACGACAGCGCAGGGCTCGGGCCGTTTCGGCTACCAAGTGACGCTGCATGGATGGAGAGGGCTGCGCACCTGCACGACCTAGCCTTCCGCGATTCGCCTACGTCCGGTAGGAGACTCTCGGAGGAAGACGCGCAGTTGTTCTGGAGATGGACACTGGAAGCTCATTCACACCCAGATCCGATTCAACAATGCAAGAGGATGGGCCAGATCTGTGAGTATTGGCCGTTAGCTAGAATGGTAGGGAGGTATGTATGGAAATAAAAGATGCATGGGAACCGAAGGTTCTGATTGACTTCAGAAAACTCTTGCATGTTTATGTGCACTTGATGAATAATGACGAGATCGAACTGCTTCAACTGACCAGCGACATAGAGGAGATACTGGTTGAGGCGGCCAGGGAGGCGGTAGAGTCAACCTTTAAGTAGGGGGCACATGAATACACACCCAGCAGTCGAATACTTCGAGTCGAGGCGCAGTTACTACCAAGGGATGATTGCCTTTAGGCTCAACTTCAACGATGTCGATATAGATGAAGTCATGCACTTAGCGCAGATTGCACTATGGAAGGGCTGGGGGCAGGCCGCACCTGAGACCCTCCAGGGCTGGGCGAATCAAGTTGTATTTAATGTTATACTGGAGTTCAAGCGCAGTAAGCGCCATATCAAAAACTCATGCTATACGCCGATGGATATATTCGCAGTCCTATATCCAGACGGCAGTGTGGCGCAGGAGCCGGCTGATTTTATTACAGCGCTCCACGACCACCGCGATGCACACCACATTCTGGAGACCACTCAAGCTGCCCGCGTTATCATCGACGCTATCAAGCGTTCGAAGTGTCCAGTACTCACACGCCTGGCCCTTGGTGAGGGTCCGGCAAGGATATCGCGAGAACTAAAAATAACCATACCGGCAGCCAAGTCCCGCATTTACAAGTTCCGTCAGCGTATGGCCAAGAGACTAGGGGTGAATCTTGAAAAAGAAAATGAAGTATCTCGGTCCGCTCTCGCCGCCTAACGATGGCGATGCTGGGTGGGATCTGGCGGCTACCCATGACGCAATCATCCTGCCGAACAGGCAGTCTATTATCAGAACAGGTGTGTATTTAGCGATTCCAGAGGGTTGGGTGGGTCTCATAAAAGAACGCTCAAGTATGTCCCTAGAACGTTGTTATGCGCACGCTGGTGTGATAGACTCCTCCTATCGCGGCGAGGTGGTAGTTGTTCTTTCAAATAACGGGGTTAGCCCTATTTCGATAGAGGCTGGGGATAGGATAGCGCAGATAGTTGTGGTGCCGCATTTGCCGGGCCACTTGGGTATACAATCTAAGCGGCTGCCGACTAGCAAGCGAGGCGACCGTGGTTTTGGGAGTAGTGGAAAATGAATAAGATTACAATGTCAGACTTAGGTGAGGGTGAGCTGGTGTCGTCCGAACTACAGGATGCGCTAGTAAGGATCGGTGTTCACTTCACCTACATCGGCACAGGATCGACCGTTGTTATTGAAAACTCCCGAGCCAGCGACATGCTCGACAACCTAGAGATGACCGTCAAGTATTCAAAGAATGAAGAAGAGGTAAATCAGGAGTTCACAACGCTCGCCGAGGATTGGAAGAGAGAATACTTCCGCACCGAAGAACCACCATTGAGCGATACTAATCCGTTAACGATTTGGAAGCGCAACCACCAAGAAGCCCCGCTACCCACCGTATCGGCAGCAGCCTGCCTTGATGCGATTAAAAGACATGACCGCAACGCCTACGCTAATGCAGTGCTGGCGAAGGTGCCGCAATCAGATATTAACCTGCCCGACCTAGCCACCCATATCGCAATACATGAGAAGTTGGCGGAAGAGGCCGAACTACGGGCGCTACTCACCGAATTTCCGAAGCTACTGCAATTAGTCGAACGTCCCGACCTACTATGGGGCGATCCTGTCACGAAAGTACAGTTTATTGACACATACGAGCGATGGATCCCGGCCAAGCCCAAAGAGGCCCGCGACATCACCATCTCTCGCGCACTACTCTGCGAGGGGAATTTTAACGAGGTAGACGTGGAGCTATTGGAGCAGGAGGTGAGCGCGAACTACTCACCATTCGAGTATGAGGGGGAGTATCTATCAGCGTGGGGGTATGAGCCGGCTACAGACGAAGTAACACTTAGGTTTTTAAAGGGTCAATCATGAAACAAATAATTACCGCACTGGTTTTTACGGCCACCCTCCTCACCCCGCTACTCAGCTTCGGGCAAGAAGGCGCGGTTGTATTGTGTCAAAAGATTAATCCAATACGAGGGGGGCAGAGTGCACAGAGAGATAATAACAATCCTACTAGGGTTCAAAGAATCGTTTTCGTCTCGGCTGGAAGCAATTGCCCGAAGGGCTTCAAGGCTCGTGGCACCCTTCTTACTGATGCGGCGCTTGAGCAACTTAGAGGACCGAGTGGAGATGCGGGAGCGGTGGGTCCTCAAGGACCAATGGGACCGCAAGGCGCTCCAGGACAGAGTGGTGCAGGTGGTGAGCGAGGTCCAGCAGGCCCTACTGGAGAGCGAGGCGAGACTGGAGCAAAAGGAGAAGCTGGTGAAAGAGGGCAGCCCGGCGCTAAGGGTGAACGTGGAGATACTGGCCCAAGAGGCGAGAAGGGTGAGCAAGGACCTAGGGGGCCTCAAGGCCCGGTTGGGCCGGCTGGAGAACCTGGCCGCGATGGCGCAGGCTTTCTACGACACGCCTGCTACTCCGACACCATCAAAGTCAAGGTTAAGAACGAAGCGAAAGTCGTCGGTGAATGCAAGGAGGGCTTCTACCTCCAAAGCCACGCGGCGCTCTCAGAGCAGGGGCTAATATCTGGAGACCTGCTTCTTTTTCGAGATGGGGTGCCATTTGGCGTGGCAGCTTACTCCACGCAGGGACCGATGTGTACACGCATCCTCCAGCTCCAGATTGTTTGCTGCAAACTACAGGATGACAAATGAGCTCTGATTTCGACCTAATGCACAGGGAACCACGCGTGACTGTGCGGTCCAGCGTCCTAGGCGGGAAAACAATATCCATCTTTGAAGTTAGGGTGGTGTTTTTTCGAGACCCCGAGAAGACTAAGATCGCCGGCGTGAGTAGGCTGGCGCTTAGTCGGGGGTCGACTTGGAAGGAGGCGTTAGAAGCCTTCGAGGAGAAGCTGGACGGACTGGGACTGAGGCCAATCCCGGTCGATAAGAAAGATTTTATGGAGTAATTATGTCAACCGAGAAGAAGGAAGAAGCCGTACTTATGGTAGCCAGTCTCGATGAGTCCATCGGCAGACTCGACGCGATGGCTAACCGCACGCTTCTCCTGCAAGCTGCCCTCTCTATTGCGCAGGGCATCATCCAATCCAACCTCACCAGAGGCCCGGAGTGGGAGCAGGCTACGGCACGAAGCGCTTTTCTTATAGCTTCTAAGCTACAGGAGCTCTGCAATGGTTCGTCTAAGAGGCCCGAGGGGGGAGAGAATTAAGATGGGCGCGTATTGCTTTCACGGATTCTTCGCTAAAGCCGGTACACATGGGCTGAGCGGACCAGAACATGGCCCCCATGTCAGTGTGTCGCGCTCCAAAGACATGCCCGAGTTCATGATGGACGGTTTGCGCAATGCCGTAAGCGCTGTCATGGCTGCCAACGGCTATGAATATACTGGAGGGCTGCGCACCTATTACCGCAATTCCACTAGCACGCCCGAGAATCTGTGGGTTCTCCAATCGATTAACGAAGCCAACGATAAGATTCACATTGCGCTTCATCTCCAGGACTCCCTTCTCACTATAAGAACGGGGGTCGAGGATTATCATGGACTCAAACCTAACCTTGTGTCCAAGATCGGACTTGAAATGGTGAGCGCCTTGGAGCCATATCTGGGCAAGGTCCCCACACACTAACCCCTCAGCGCAAACAACCGCAACCCTGAACACTCGCGGATTCTCGGCTTTCACCGGGACCGCAAGCGCCGCCAGGGCAAAGAATAATCTACTCAGCATCACGCGACTCGCCGAGGCGTACAGCAAGCTTGATTCCCTTATGAGCAACGCCGACGCCAAGCAAAGCATTGGCCAGCAACTCGACAAGGGATTCGAACGGGATGAACGCGGCGATATGCGGGGGGAGAAAAAACAGCCCGGCGCTGAGCAACGCACCGATGATGGTCTTCTTCTCGTTAAGGGGGATTTTAGCAAGTGCAGCATCGAGTGCCGCTAGGATCTTCTTCATAAACACACCTTTCTTTTCATTGCCTTCTTCAGGCATTTTAAGTCGTTAATAATGTAAACTCTGTCTTTGAGCGGGATATTGGGGTTCTGCCATTCAGGACGCCAGATGAGGTAGTCGACCTTGCGGCGAGCCATCTCTGCGTATTCGGCTGCGGTGGGATCGGCGTCTACGCCATCACCATTGACGGCATCACCTGGTCGTAGATTGCGAACTACGCGAGCGTCGTATGTGTGAACCTCGACTGCCTCTGACTGGATGGTGCGCTGGTAGGTCCCGAATCGGTTGCGGGCAAATTCAACATTCCTACCCAGTAGGGTTTTCTGGGTAGCTCTACGCAAATGCATGTAGGCTTTAGTGGACAGATTATCCTCTAATTCCACATAGATACGCCACTGAATGTTAAATGATGCGCTGGGTGCTAGAAAATCTTTATCGAACCTTGCGACCCACCGATCCCAGTCGCGCATTACTTTCCTGTCCCGTCTTTCCACCAATCGGTTAAGTTCCGGGATCGATAAGTCCGGGCGAAACCTGGCCAACGCAAGCGGCCCCGTTCGTCTGGGGGGCCTACAAGGTCCACAAGTAAGATAAGCAGAAACGCGAATGGGAGGAGAGCCAGCCACCTGACGACTAGCCAGGCGTTCGATAAGCCAATGTACATTAGCCGTATCACTTCCAAAAGCTTTGTAAGCGAACGCAAATGTTGGCCGGGGGGAGTGGATGAGGACTTCAAGGGCCTTCTCCTTTGGAAACTTTCTAGCCTGCAATGGGAGCAGCGCCATGCCGGTATAAGGTGCGGCAAGGGCTGGTGTGGCGAATAGTATCGCAATCAACAGCAATGCGTATTTCATTATCTTCCTAGAAGTTGAAGGAGTCGCTGAATGTCCATTCCGGCACCAGCGCCCGTCATTAGTTGAGATTGATCCGCCATCGCCCGGTCTGGGCTGCGGAGTGTTGCGTCAAGTGCAGCCATGGGGTCTTCCGCTGAGAATGCCTCCATTGATGCGTCAGCTAGATTCTGAGATGAGAGTCCTTCGCGGGGTTGGCCGCTGCCGAAGATATCGCCACCAAGGCCCATCTCTTGCTGCGCCTGCTCTGCGGCTATGCGCTGAAGAAGCGCTCTGATTGCAAACTTATCCACTACATCACCTTTAAATATTTACGACTGGCTACGTGACTTAAAACTTTTGCTGCGTATGCTTGCCCGCGTGGGGAGATGGGGCTGCCGGAGTTATATCTGCTAAGCGCTCTGATCATCCGCTCGGCTGGGGTTCCGTTCTTCTCTTTGTCTAGGTAGAAATCTAGGACGTGACACCCGCACTCGATGCCAATAGATGGCTCACATAGAATCGTGAAATAGCGGCGGGGATCATGGGGGTCGTTAAGATCGCTGGGCTTGAGACCGAAGCACCAACGACTGGTATCTCCCATAACCTGCATGAGGCCCCAGGAAGTTGAGCGCCCAACCTTCTCCGTCCATAGCGAGGGTCCAGTGTCTGGCTCTGGCGTCCAGCCGGCTAGATCCTGACGGCGCTTGTCCTTGACATACACATCAAAGAACGCGGGCTCATATCTGAAGGCGCCCGTACAACCACCACTCTCCTGTAGGACAACTGCGGCTACGATAGGCGGTGGGAGTCCGTAATGAACTGCCCACTTATTGATCAGATCACCATACATATTAGAAGCCGAACTTGCTTAGGTATCTATCTAAGGCTGGGATGTTGGCGGCTAACGCCGTGGCTATAGCTATGAGCGCAAAGCGCATTAGCTTCACCTCGTGAACGAGGGAGCTTAGTTTGCTGTCGATTGCGTCAATCTTCTTGCGTTGTGATCCCTGCTCAGTCTCAAGCTTTTCAACTTGCACATCTAGTGCTGCGATCTTAGAGACAACCGCCATGTTTACATCGTTCTGTGCGCTCATAGTCCTTCCGGCAATAAGCCTCCGGTTGTATTATGCCGCTCGTGTTGGCAGCATTCCGTAGGCACTAACTTCATTCGTCGTAATCTTTTATCCAGGCTTACATACGGCTCTGAGATGAGGTCGCGGGGCGGTAGGATCGTGCCCTTCTTTTCGAGTTCCCATCTATTGACCAGCTCGGCGTCTTCGTAGCAGAGGATATAAAACTGCATCCACGCCTTCGTCTTCTCGTCGTAGGCAGTGAGCGGTTGGTTGTAGACGCGGAACACCGCGCCCTGAAACCACTCCCACCAATCCTTAGAATCGGACTCTGAGTATTTAAACCTGAGCACCCTCACCGCCTGGAATCTGTGCCTACGCGGTGGCTTGACACCGGGAAACTTCTTCATCCATTTAGTATAAGCCTCATCTCTTCGGCCTCGCTGAATGACCTCATGTGGGGTCAGTACGAGACGCTCCTCACCTTGGGGGCTGGCGTATGGATCGCTCCATCTACCGGGGTGGGTAAGGCTAAACAGACACGCGGGTGGGCGTTGGGTGATGACGTAGGCCATGGTTCTCCGTGGGCTCGTTATTCGTTTTGTGCATTTCGCTTACGCTGGGAGAGGCTTTGATCCTCCGCCGTCGCTCGCAGGTTTTCTCTGATATCTGATAATGCCGATGCGGTTGGATCGTTAGACTCGATCCTGATACCGCTGAGTAATCTTGTAGCCGCTTGTGCGGTTGGGATGTTGGCGTTGGTAGCTGCGTTAGCTGAACTTACGACACGCCCAAATCCTGGAATGAAGTTATTGAGCACCCACATGGTGCGCGTAGGTACAATGTAGGCACCCTTGCCATCTGGCACCCCACCGAGGATATCCTTGGTCACGGAGTCTAGGGCATTGAATGCCGCCGCTGGTATGGCTCCGCCTGGATACTCTTGTAGTTTCTTAGAGGCAGCCTCGAACGATGGAAGTTTGCGCAAGAACTGAGCCGATAGGGGTTTGTTGAAATATAGGTTTTTACCGGAGATTAACTCAGCGGTCATCTTTGGTAGTGGCGTGGCTGATGCGGCTGCCTTCTGGAATGTGCGCGTAAAGCTGTCAGTCACCGAATCCACAACCTCACCGACGCTCATTGCGCGGGGAAGCTTAATGTCAAACGTCGATAATGCAGTATTAACTGGAAGACCGAAGCCTCTGCCGATGAGTTGCTTTCCGTCCTTACCCTTGCCCAGGGCAAACGACACCTGCTCGGATGCCGCTGCTGATTTTAGCATCCTAAGATCCATCTCATCCGCAGTGGGTGCAGCGTTGGGGTCCGAGAATAGCTCAGCGGCGCCCCTTGCGGCCTTAACCTGCATAGCAAAGTCGCCAGGTCTTGTAATAAGGGCGTTAAGTTGACGCTTAGTGCCCTGACCAAGAAAGCCGTAGAACATGAAGAACCTACGGAACAATGACTGCTCTACCGGGGAGAGGGTGCGGTAGTTGAGCATCGCCTCTTGGCCATAGCGAATAGCATTCTGAATAGTATCCCCGCGCTCAAGTCGGTGGATGATGTGACTAACCCTAGTGAAATCTCCGAAGGCAAACTGGAAGCCTGACTGAGCTTCCTTGACACCTTCAACTATTCCGTCGATTGGGTTGAGTCCCTGCTTGCGGGCATCTAGGGCTCTTTTAACCATACCGCCCTTTTTAGATAGGGCTTTTGTTACATCCATTGCCTCGAAGTTATCGAGCAGGCCAGCCATATCTCTGGAGCCAAAGTTGATCCCGTTCTCTCTGAGAGTTTTGGTGAAAACATCTGGGGTAATAACACCATATGGTGTCTTTATGGCGGCTCGGCCACTGAGTGCTGAGTGTGCCTTCTGTAGGTAGCCTGGGTCCATGGCGGTAAAGCCACCATCCATAAGCTTGAAGAATTGATCGCCTATTGCGTTCTGTGCCCAATATGCGGGGAACGGTAGCGTCACCATTCGCTTAAAGAAGTTGACCGCCTGATCTGACACACCAAGAAGTCTCTGGGAAATTTCGCTTTTTCCAGCGGCATTTTTCAGGAAATCTCGACCTGCGAGTGTCTCCCTGATAGCCCGGCCTAGCTCCTTGGGAACGAAGAGTTCCTCTTTCGTGCCTGGGATTGTGACCTTATCCGCGATCTCTCCAAGGATTGAGTTAGGCACAGATAGGTCTTGAGGCCGAGAGCCAACAGCAAACATATTGGCATGAATGTTTCGAACATATGCGGCCATGTCCTCTATAGCGCCGGAGTTTAGATCAAGGGCAGTCTTAGCCGCTTCAGCTTCTGACATGCCGAGTTCCATTAGGCGCTTGGGTTCAAATTCTTTAAAGGGTCCCTTGAGCACGCCGAGCAGGCTCTTGGCTGATGCGTCGTCTAGGGCGCGAGACTTGGGTAGATCAAAGCCACGGCCAGTAAGTAGAACGCCAGCGGCGTGGTCGCCCTTGAGGTATGAGTTGGCTAGGGTTGCGAGCTGCTCTTGAGACATGCCACCCTGGAGGAATGCGCGTCTTGCAAACTGCGCCTCGCCTCTCTTGATCCAGCTTGCTCGTGCTCGTTCTGACAGCAGATTTGCTACGTTAGTGTCCTGAACTAGTCCGGCGTCAGTAAGCGCCTCGTCGACAGTTGAGTACTTTCTGGTCTTGGTGAAGCCGCCACTAACAGGACCGGTCGCAACTGGGCGCCGGGTCACTGGGTCGAGCACTGTCTTATTGGTATACGCATGGGTGACGTATGCGTCGATGGGGCTGATAGCTACGCCATCTTTTAGCTCATTAAGGATTAGGCCATCCTGGTAGTCCTGGATGCGCTTAACCATCTGACGGAGTTCGGGCTCTGCGCCCATAGCGTCTAGCTGCTGGTTGACGCGCTGATTAAACGTCAAAGCGTCTGAGTTGAAGTTTGGATCTACCTGCTTGGCCTTCTTAACCAAGTCATCCCACGACTGCCCCTCTATGCCGAGACGGCGGGCATTGATGGATGCGAGCATGTCGTCTGCTAGTTCTGGGGATAGATTCTTAAGGGCTGCAATCTCCTGCTTAGCTGCTGCGTCAATGAGAAAGTAGGACCTGCGCATTAGCTCGGCACCCTGGCCAGATGGATCTGAGATTTCTTTGCCGAAGCTGGAGATCACGTCGGTCATTGCGACCTGCTCGGCCATGGCCTTGCTGTTGATTTGATCTTCCCGAATAGCTTTGAACTTGGGGCCAAGGTAGCTAGAAACGAAGATGCGCTTAAACTGTTTACCCATCTCGGCGCCGGCGGATGACGCCAGGTCCGCTGCCTTCTTGGTTACGTCAGATATAGCGCTACCACCAGGCAGTGCACGGAGTTTGCCATCCACCTTAACAGCAAATTCGCCCATGCGCGACTTGGTTTCGCTAGCTACTTTCTGTAGGGTGAGTAGTTCGTTTTGAGAGAGCTGCTTCTCCCAGAGAGTTACCTTGCCTGGTTTAACGACGCTACCGATAGCGCCGGCCACATCCGTGACAGCGCGGCCAAAGCCGCCTTTCTTAATGACCCCATCGAATACCTCACCAATCGGACCACCCTCTTTCTGGATGGCTTTCATGATAGGAGCGTCTGACTTAGTGAAGTAACCGAGGAAGGGGAGGTTGGCTTCGAGGGCCACACGCTGGCCACGGCCAATGAGGTTATCTACGTTCTGGGCTACATCGGCACCAAAGACGCGGGCTGCCTCTTCTGAGGCGGTGGCGTTATCGAGGAGCTGGCGGGTGTACTGGGTAATGTCAGTTACTGGACCGGTTGATTTGGATAGCTCGGCGACCATGCGCTTGGCTGCCATTTGCCCATTATCTAGGGCATGTAGGGCATCTGAGGCCTTATCGATGGCCTGCATGGATTCGAGGGTTCGTGCCCCCATTTGTGCCGCATCCGTGAGACCGGCTAGATTGGAGGCTGCAAACGCCTTGCTGGCGGCGAGGCCCTGCTTAGATAGGCTGATTCCGCCATTGACCCCAGCCTTAGCCAGCCCGGAGGTGCCCAGGGTGAGCCAGGTAAGTGGGTCGGTAAGTACATCGCCGGCAAAGCCAAGGATGCCCCTGGCGAGCGGATTAGTGACGCCCCCACGCCGTAGTATGTCCGAGGTGCTGATGTCCTCTCTGGCGCCACGGGCGGCTGCCCCGAATAGCCCCTGTTGGCCCAAGTCTCCGCGCACCAGGCTATCGCCTATTCCAGCTACCCACTGTCTTGGGGTGTCAATAACATCGAGCCCCTTCATGAGGAGCGATTGACGAGGCTCTAGCGGGCCGGGGTCTATACCAGCGCCTTCGAGGCCAGCGCTCTGCGAAAGGATATCGCGAGCGAGACCAGCGACGATAGGATCGTCTGAGGATGCTAGGGCTTCAATGTCTTTAATGGCCATTATTCGCCGGATTGAAACTTCTGGAGGGCTTTAGCTTGGATCTGCTGGAGGGTCTCGCCTGGCTTGCGCTGCTGCCACATCTCAAGGAATAGCTGCCTGATATCGTCCTGGGTCTTGACTTCGCCATCAACTGAATTTAGGATCGACGAAATTGCTGAGGCGGGCTTGCCAGTTACCTTAGCAAGTGTCAGTAATTTACGGGAAATCTCAGACGGGGTGCCGCCCATCTGTGCGATATCTGCCGCCGTTTTTGTAAAGAGAGTGTCCATTTCCTTGGCGCGGGCTGTCTCTATAGCGCTGGACAATAGGCCATAATTGGCCATGAAATTGGATGAGGCATCGGGGCTGGAGCGGGAGAAGCTGCCACCACCACTACTGGGGCCAGCGGGGTTGCCGTTGGAGCGCACGTCGTCGCCCCTGGCTACAAAGGACTGGGTGCCGCTACCGGAGGCCCTCATGAGCCGTTGAAGCGCGTCTTCCGTGGGGGAGGCTGAGGGTGGGTCCTGCCCTAAGAATACAGCATTTATGTCCCTTTGTCCAGTCTGGGCCTGAGACGGGGAACTGACTCTGCCCATAAGGACATCAAAGGCGTTAGACACATCGCCGGGTAGCTGACCCACGCCCTGCGTAAAGGAGTCCAGGGCGCCCTGGAGGTCGAGGGGGGCTTGGGGTACGGCGCCATCTGTAGACTGGGCAACTGGGCTATTGCGCCCCTGGGACGCTATACCACCAGAAAGCACGTCGAGATACCCGCCGGCAATCTGGCCGGGGGCTTGCGCAAGGCCGGAGATTAGGTCCATCAAGGACTGTCCGGCAGTGTCTAGTGGCGACTTTCCGTTTGCCATGTTACCTCAAGAATTGGGCTAGGAGTTGCTTATATTTCGCGGCAGTAGCTGGTCCAATACCAAGTGGGTCGATATTTGGATCAATCTCTTGTTGATTAGGGTCGGGGAAGCGCTCGCCTTGGGGGCCGGCTACACGCTTGCGATCTTGACCCATTTGGATACGGGCCATGAGTTCGGCCCTGGCTTTTTCCTGCATGGCCTGGTTGGCTGCGAAACGGGAGTCTTGCTCGGCTTTTAACTGGGCGGCCTTGGCGTCACTACCCTGCTGAAGTTTTTGCTTTCCAAGTGCCATCTCAAGATCGAACTTTTCTTTATCCTGCTTGGCCATAAGTCCGAGACCACGATTCATGGTGTCGCGAGCGCCCAGGACTTGACCTAGATCTCCGCCAGTGCCGACGCGAGATGCCCGAATCTGGGCAAGTAATGGGGCAAGTCTTGGATCGGCTGCAATACTTTGCTGCACGACTTCAGTGGTATCGAACTTCATTGGAGATCCACCCGGCGATCCTGGCGTTTGCCTTACGCCACGGGCGGCCTGTTGAGCGTTGATGCGTGCAGCTTGAGACCTGCCGTTATCGGCTCGGAGTGCAGCGAGTACATCAGCTCTCTGTCCAGCAGCTGCGTTCTCCCTAGCGGCGTCCGGGTTCTGCTGTGCAGATGCAACCGCATCCTTGGCCTTAGCGGCTCGTCTGTTTTGGGCTGCTTCGGATTGCAGCTCCCTTTCCATCAAGCGAGGATCGTCGGTTGCTCCGCGAAGGATGGCGAAGAGGTTGTCGGTACCCTCAAGAGTTTGGCCCTGTCGGAGACCTAGGGATAGTAAAAGTCTTTGTAGCTCTAATTCGTTCATAATTATCTCCCGAAGGCGCTACCAAAGATTGCGCGAAGGAAGTCTGAGTTGGCACCAAGCGCGGCGTTAGCCCCAGACTGTCTGTTGTTCTCTTGATTCATGAATAGCTTGCCGGCCAGATCTTGTGAGAATTGATCATTGCCGAATAGCTGATTAGTGGCGTTGAGTGCGCCCTGAAGACCAGACTGTCTCTGGCCCTCGAATGCATTCTCTAAGCCAACAAGGCCGGCGCCATATGCGCTCTGCGTATCTGCGCGAGCACGCTGCTGCTGGGTATCGTTGACACCGGAGAAGCCGAAGCCTCGACCAACGTTTGCGTTTGTGATCTGGTCAGAGCTTGCTGCTCCTGCTGAATCTAGGCGTTCACGAAGACGACCCGCTGCCTTATTGAAGTTGGTAATAGAACCATTTTGGAGCTGCTCGCCAATCTGCGTGGTCCACTGACGAAGTGGGTTATTAGCAAGTTGGCCTGGATCAAAGCCGCCGAACTGACCGCGACCGGGGGTTGCTGGAATACCAATAGATGGCTGGCCTGGCTGTGCAGGTACGCCGCCCATTGGGGGTTGGGTGGGAACGCCAATCTGCGGCTGTCCTGGCTGCTGCGGCTGCTGACTTTGACCGCCCTGCATAAATGCAAGCGCGCTCTGGATGTCGCTCATCTGACCACGGCGCTTATTGTTGTCGCCGGCGCTCATAATGGCGGACTTGAAAGAATCAAACTGGTCGGGTGCTAGGCCGAGACGCTTCGCCTCACTCTGAAGGTACCGCTCACCCTTGCCGCGACCCTGCTTGGCGGTGTTGGCAAAACTGCTCGAAATGGTGTCAAAATTGAACTTCTGCCCTAGCTGCTGACGCCATGGGTTGACAGACTGGTCATAGGCAGATTGCTGGCCTTGCAGCCCGGAGAGCTGCCCTTGTAGGTCCTGGAGGGATAGCCCGTTAAGCCACGGAGCTACGGTTGGTTGAGGTGCGCTCAGGCCGCTTCTGCTGCCGCCACCAAGTCCTGGAAAGTTAAACATACTATCTATTATCCCGTCTAAATCGTGGTCTATAGTGAAGGTGAAATTCCGAGAGGAGCACCTTGGATGTTGATGTGGACACGTCTACAAGTTCGAGTCTGATGTGTCTACCAAGCCCCTCGGTTAATCTCTTGATGTCGGTTGTGACTTGAGAGAATAGTTTGAGCGAGCTGGAGTAAGACCGAAGGTGTGGGTCCTCGAAGTCGAGTAGGTACTTGAGCGTACCGGATGAGTCGGCTGTCGGGTCTGCGTATGAGCTGGCAAATGAGATACCAACAAAGCGGCGATACTTGCCGTCCGGCTCGCCCGGCTGAATGCGTCCTGTGACCATGGTTGCGGTGATAGCGGTGGCCGAATCATCAACGCCCTTGTCTCTACGGAATGCTGTGCGAACCTTACCCTCGGTGCCACTCCAGAAACACAGGAGAGTCTTGTCTTGCTGTGGGTCGGTGAGGTCGGACGAGGGGCTGGGGTGATGGAGTAGGGTCGGGTATGCGCCCGAGCCGTTTGCATCCGTGATGGTGGGAAATTCATATTCCATCCAGCGGTGCGATGCCTCATCAGATAGCTCGGCGCTATATCCCCATATCTTGACTCGGACGGTGGCTGAGGGGGAAGAGGCGGTTGGGTCTTCCCAGGTTTCGGTGACTAAGGATGAGGAGTCTTCCCATTCCTCAATGCCGGCATCGGCTGAGTCCTCCCATGGCCAGGAGGCGCGTGTCTCTGCGGTAACGAAACAAACAAACTGGCGTAGGCTGTGGTTGTAGCAAGCGCCAGCGTACATGGCGGAGTTATAGGAACCGGCCATGAGGGGCTGGAGGTCGTGATCGATTTCCCGCGAGATGTGATGGCGGGGGGTCTTGGTGATGTCGATCCAACCCTCCTCCCCTAAGCATATCACGGCAGCACCGTCCGTGGCAATGCTATTGGCAAATAGTGTGCCAATCCCGGTCTTCCAGGGCTGGAAGGAGAAGTCGTCCTCGGATGTCCCGCTTATGTAGCTGATACTTCTAGGGTGGAATACTAGCATCCGGCCAGGAATAGCCAGAAGTCCCGTAATGGGTTGATTTGCCACAACAAAGAAGTCTGTGGGGAACAGCTCGCAGTCCGAGTCATTTCCTGTGTAGGGCAGGGAAAACTTGAGAAGGTAGGGGTTCTCTGCGTCCACCATCCATACGCGGGAAGCGTAGATATGATTGATATAGCTAACACTTGGGGGTAGGCCCTTGCGGCCAACTAGGGCTGCGCGGGTGGTTAGCTGGGCGTCGGTCTTGTCGTCCGTGTAGGACGTAGTAGCCATCGTCACCGTGTCGACCAAGTATGGAGCTGCGCCGCCGTCATTGGTTCTGTAGATACGCTTATGGGTGGCGTTGGTGAGCGTGGCGTCAACTGGTAGCGTAACCGTGACTTGCTTATCTGCGAATGGCCCAAGCGCTGCGGATAGGGGCGACCAGTCGGATTCAAGTCCCGTCGTTGGGTTGTAGTACGTCACCATATACTGGACGGTTTCGGTGACGGTGATAGTGCCGGCAGCGCCCGTTGCTGTGGTTGGGGCCGCTACTGGTCGGGGGATGCCCATGCGCTCTACGCTAGTTCCGGGACCACCCCATACTGCGGGCCTGCCGCATGACATGTAGAGCTTAGTACCAAGCAGATTCATCTGCCCCTGCTGGGAGGCGGCGAAGCTGGTGTTGGCTGTCTTACTAACAGATGACCAGGTATTAGATTTCCACTGGTAGAAGGTGCCAGAGAAGTTAACAAGGGTGGCACGAGAAAGGGGGATGGCCGAACCGGGCGCTGCGGTGAGATGCTCGCCGACTGCAATGGGTAGACCAAGGCCGCTTGCGATGGTCTCGGTAGTAGACCCTCCGCGCTTAACTACGGCGCCGATGCGTTCGTCAACATAGCAGTTCTTGAGTATTTGAAACTCAATACCTTGCGTCTCTTGATCGCCGCGATTACCTTGCAGTGCGCCCATGACAGAGAAGCGCTTTGACTGCCGACCTTTTCTTTCCTCTGCCATTACTTATTTCCTTTAGCTGCGAATCCGAAGAATCCGCCGTCTTCTGTGTTGTTGCGAGCCCTAACTTCGGTAATGCCCTGTTCGGTGATAGGCTTGATGACCAACCACGATTCCGTGTAGCCAATACCAGGCGCGTCTTTGAGAGATACAATTGCAGTCCACTGAGTATTGTGCCCGCCGTCATTGTCGAAGTTGAGCGTGTAATATCTGGGCGCCGTCTCTGTGACCTCGTAGCCAATGTCCAGGCGGAGATCTCCATCTTTAAATATACGGACGGACCAGGATGGACTCTTAACGCCAGTGGCCGGATGGGGCCAGCTCATGTAGTGCGTCTTACCTGCGAGAACTTGCATTATCCTACTCCGAGTAGTGGTAAGGCGCCGGATGCGCCAATCTCTTCAAAGGCCATATAGGCGCAAACTGCCGTTGCTGCCGAGCCGCTTATTGCCTGAACGCTGAAGCCGTCTGGGTCGAATGCGAAGCTGTGTGAGTTGGTGAGCTGCGTTTGTCTGCTCGTGGCTGAGTCTGAATCTTGAAACCTTACTTGCGCATTGGCAGCCGTACCGCGACCACCAAGAGAATACTGAGTGCCGTCCGCATCTACTCCAGCAAAGAAGGTGCGTAGACCGAGCACGAAATTGTACGTGCTGGATATGTCGAGGTCGTGACAACCCGCCATTAATAGCGCTCCGGGCTGAAAGCCAAGACCGGATACGGTTGTAGTTCCAGTCTGGGGTGGTGTAAAAGTTCCCACTTTAAACGACTTGTCGGTATCGGCCAGCGCGATCCACCTTATACTAGGTCCAGTGGCTGTGGTGCTATTTTTAAATAAAGTAAAGCCATCTGCATCAAGTGACGTTAGGTCTACCGTGTCGTCTCGCCCGCCGTAGCCAGAGAGCAGGTGCGGTCCGCAGGATGTCCAGATACTACTGGTTGTGCCGTATGCCACGCTGTTCTGCGCACGCTGGCAGTTGGACCTTTGACTAGTGCCATCGGCAAACCCGATGTTCATCGAGTCCTCTGCACGGTGTAGGCAGATAAGCGCTTCGGGCTGAAAGCCGAGGCCGGTCACTGAAAAGGAGCCGCCTGACGACCTTGATGTTGTGCCCGTTGCTATATTCTCTATTGACAGTGCGGTCCAGAAAACCCTACGGGAAGAAGCCGGCACGACTGCGTAGGTGATTGTGAAGCCGTCATCGTTGAAGCTGGTGAACGCAGCCGTCAGATCAAGTGTGACAGTTGTCTCATTACCGCGTATGCACAGCGAGCTAGAGGAACCAGAACCGTATATACAGTTGGCGCCGCCGTTTTGCTGAGACCTACCAGACCTGGCATATTGAGTGATGACGCCAGCAATCTCCAGTGCGAAGCCCTGGTTGGTACACACATCGGTTGCTGATCCATCCGTGGATTGCATGTTGGTGTGGAAGAAGACGAGGTTTGGCTTAAAGTCTAACCCAGTGACAGAGTACGCGCCGGTGGAGGCGGGGGTATCAAAGTATCCACACCTTGTCATTTTATGTGTAGAAAATATTAACAAGCACCTCGTCTGCGGTAGGTGCGGTTGTGTTAGTGGATGCGCGGCCAGTTGTGCAGCTAATCCATAGTCCGTTAGCGAATCTGAGTCCGAGGCCGAATACGTTAGCGGCCTGCTTCTTGGGAATGCCAAGGGTGAGCTTGGGGATGTCTACCGCTGGGTCTGGTGCGGCCAGCGTGTCCCAGATCTTGACAAACCTCTTAGTGCTGGAGTCGTTATCTATGTACCACCCATGTACAGAGCCGCCGGTGTCCTTAATCTGGATCGGCGTATTCAGTAGGCTGACATTCGAGTAAACCTCTGTGCCGCCAATGATGAGTTGTGAGACTGCCATTAGATTGCGCTCGTGCTAATCCAGCGGGTAGAGGTGATAGCAAAGAAAAGGCGGCGGGTGTTGTCGGCCATTGTAATGGCGGAGTTGGTCCCCGCGTCGTTAATATTAGAGCCCGAATCTGGGAATACGTTGATGGTTGCGCCAGACTCATTAATAATCATGAATTGTTTGAATAGGTGCGATGCTGCCGTGGGGAGCCTAACTGAGTCATTAGATGCGCCCGTTGCTGAGGTTACCATTGTGATCAGCTTAGCAATTGCCGCTGCTGCCACTTGAGTGGTGCCGGTTGCTGAGAACGTGGCTGCGCCCGCTACTACCACCCCATACCCATCGCGAGCGAATACTAAATTCCCGCCGTTGGTTGCGTTGACTGCAATGTCGCCGTCCGTCTCAATCTCAAAGCGCTCAAGGTTATTGGTCAGCACCTTTAGCGTGTGGGATGAGACCGTACCAATGGATTGATTGCCACCAGAAACAAATACGTTTTGAGCGTATAGGTTAAGAAGGTTCTTTGAGGACGTTCCAATGGAGCGAGCGAGGTCGGCCTCTGGGTTGAGGTTAAAGGAGTTAGATGAATCGAAGCGCCACCTAACTGTGCCATCCAGGGAGATGGGCATGTCTGTCGAAACAACAGCATCAATCCCATTGGCCTTGAAGCGCAGGCCCTCAACCTTAACACCGGCTGATGCTGTCTTGGAGACTAGTGTGTCAACCTTGATGTCGAC